CCGCCAATCGAGCCGCGACCTGTGGAATGTTCTTTTCGTCGAAGTAATCGCCTGGACTTTTACCTTTTACCTTGCGAATCGCCCTAGATCCTTCGAGTCGCTTGTAAACGTGACCGCCCCAATTTCTAGCAATGAAGCCATCAAGCACCGCAGTCCATCCGCCGCCAACGTGGGTTCGATAATAAACGCCTTCGGCTACCGTCTTTTTCTTTCGCTTGCGTGTGAACTCGTAAGCCTCGTGCCAACGAACTGGGAACGGATAGCCGCCCCAAAGCTTAACCGCTGTTCGTGGACTGTCAGCCGTGGCATTCTGTTTGTTCCAAACGGCTTTTTTTAGCGTCTTGCCCTTTGTATATCGTTTCGATGTGAACTTGTTTTTGCTATGAAGCTTGAAATTTACGACCTTGCCAAGTTGCTGAGCCGCTTCAACGCCAACCGTCCTGGCCGTTCGATTAACAGCCGTTGCCATGTGCCGGCTAAGATGATACTCAAACTTACCAAGAGCCGCCTTGATGCGATCTAGCGAAGCCTGATCGACATCGACTTTGAACTCGCTCAATGTCGTCATGCTAGCCTCTTACCTGGGTTGGATCGTCATCGTCGGTTCGGAACGTCACGGCTATCGGGCAATTGATCCCATCAAGACCGCCATCTGCCGAAACGTATTCTGGTGACATAAACTGAGCATCATTCGCCAAACCGCCAAACGTGTGCCAAGTGCTAGACACTCCTGCAATCGCTCGCACGATGTCGGCTTGGAACTGGTTCAGTAGTTCATCAATTGTTGCCGTTGATCGCTCCGAAGGCATCAAGTGACAACGGATCTGGTATATCTGCCGGTAAGCTTGCGCTGGTGGGTTGCCTGGATGCGATAACTCAGCAACAAGCTCCTGTGGCCCTTGAACCAGCATTACCTGTCGATCCTTGGGCGTGAAGTCTCCGAACCTCGTTGGCCGAACAACTTCGAGGACATCGGTTGCATAATTGCCATTGCCGATCATCGCATCTAAACGCGACTTGATTTCGATCGCGATTTGTTCGACGACTGCTAACGGCATTCGAGTTGCAACATCCCGTTATCGTGGCCCATCAACCGGGTAACAGTTCGACGCTCGACCTGTTTACCGACCCTTGGAGAGAATGCGATCTGATCCCCTCCAAGGTTCAATTCTTCGCTCAAGATTCCTTCGACTCCATCATTCGCAACATGAACCTCGAAGACTGGCGTGATTGTATCGCCGTCCTCAGGCAAGATCGCTAAAGCGTCACGAATCACAACCGCGTTTATGTGCCTTGCCTTGCCGTTTTCCTTGTAGTAGGTCACGGGTTCAGCGAAGTCATTCGGGTTGCAAAACACTGCCTTAGCATCTCGCTCGACCATGTCGCTAAGTGACATCGATTAGGCTCGCTTGGGAACGATTTCGATGTAGTCCATTTCAAAAACATCGGCATTGGTGTTAGCCGCTTTTTGAAGCTGGACAATCGGTTGAAGGCCAGCCGAGTAGCTCGACATATCGAAGGTCGTGGACGCTGCGACTCGCTGACCGTCGATGTAGAACTTGACATCCTGCTTACCGCCTGTGAAGTCAATCACAAACTCCTTGTAGGTTGTGCCAAGCGTCACGCCTGTCGAGACATCATTGTTATCTCGAACATCGTCGTCGGTTTCGACATAGACAACTGTCGTGCTGTTGGCACCTTCCATTCGGAACCAAGCATGAGCCGTCACGCTGTCAGCGGTATCATTCCGAGCCGAACCGACACCGAAGACCAAGATTGATCCGCTGGTAAAGGTCGATGCACCGTTCTTTGCTCGCATGACAACCCGCTGAATGTCGTCAATATCGAACGCCAACGCATCACCATGCGAACCGCCAAGGATCTGAATCTGACTTGCACTCGTCAAAGTCAGAACCTTTCGATCGTTGTTGCGTTGTGCTGTCGGAGGTGCTGCACCAGTGACCGCGTAAACCCAAGGCGAAGCGATATTCGCCGAAGTTGGAAAAGACACCGCAGGCCCGATGAAGTCATCGGAGTAGTTCCTAAAATCTCGAAGTCCAGCCATTTCGTTTATCCCTTTTGTTTGTTTGTTCAATTCCAAAAAGCCCTCAGGTCAAGCGACCCAAGGGCAAAGATCGTCAGTTAAGACTAGGTACGGTTTCCGTAGAAGCCGACATGGTCGATCATCGCACAACCCATTGATTGGCGAATCTTGAAGTCCCACTTATCGCTGAGCATCGTCCATTCGTTCTCAAGGACTGGCGATTCCTCACCTTGAAGGAAAACAATCTCAGCGGTGTCAACCAGCGAACTCGATGCAATCAAGTACCAGTTGGTAGTGTTGTTATTGTCAAGCAAAGCGGTTGTAACCACTTGCAACGGACGAACGCCATTGACACCGTACAAGCTACTGATTCCCTCGTTGCCGTTGCTTTGAGCGAACGACAAGCTGTTGGTAATCCGCAATGCGGTTGCGGAATACTTTTGTGGAACCAGCAACACCGATGGAATCAAGTTAAGCAACGAGCCGTTAAGCCCAACTTGCTTGCTCATCAACTCAAAACCTTCGTCAAGCGTCGTTTCGCTTGGAGCCGCTGGGCTTACGGCCGTAATGTTTCGACCGCTTGCGTGTGAAGCGGAAAACAGAGCGACCCCATCGGGCATCAGAGGATTGGACAGGAAAGTATCGTAGACCAACTTTTCCTGAGTCCGACGAGCCGCAGTTCCTTGCATCGTTGGGATGCGCGAAAGTGCATCAAGATTGTCATTGACAATCGTTTCCCATGTCACCGAAAAGTTTGCTCCAAACTTGTCTATATTGTAGGTCTTGCGACGATCGCTCATCTTCTTTTCAGGGTACTCTTTGCCCTCTGGAACGACTTCCAAGTTCTGGAATTCGCTCAATTGGGTTGCGTGAATATCTTTGAAGTCCTCAACGCTTTGACGCTGACGAACCCAGAACGACCAAGTGTAAGGGGCTTCGTCATAAGCCGCTCGCAAGGTGTTGTTAAGTCCATCGAACAGGATGTTTTGGAACGATCCGGTCGTATGGTAAGCATCGCCAACCGCACGCTTGACCCGATCCAAAGTGGGCTTATGACCCATCGCCATGCGAGCAACTTCGGACTTGCTGTGCTTTTCAGGATCAATTCCCATGCGACGAACGCAAGCTTCGGCAAGTCGATAGACTCCGAGACTCTTAAAGTGCGAATCGCCCTCGGCCTTTTCAGCCTGAGTCTTGGTAATGTTGCCTTGAAAGCATCGCTGAGTAAAGCCAGCTTTAGCAGCCGCTTCAAACTTATCTTGTTCGCTTTCGGTAACGCGAAGGTTCGAGCCGGTTACGGCTCCCAATGGTTGTTGAGCCATAGCTCGGATGATCCTTTCTTGAGCGATTTCAACGGTAACGGTTTGATCTTCAATCAGCGAATCAGCAAAGCTTCGCTCAAGCTTGGCCAACTTGCAATGATTGAGGATTGTTTGACGACGAACCTTATCGGCCTTGAGTTGACGTTCAACTTCGGCCTTTACTTCTTCTTCCATCTTTTCAACTTTCATTTCGTCGCCAGTGTGCTCGGCACGCTCTGCGACTTCTTCGGCAGGCTTTTCGCCTTCCATGTTTTCGACTTCGCCCAGTGGTGTTTGCTCTGAGGATTCTTCCTCAACAGAACCGCTTAGCTTTCCGGCTAAAAAAGCGATGATTGCACTTGGATCGGTCATGCCTTCCGGCACTCCGAGCCCGGCCAAAGTCTTCATCAAAGACTCGTCCATTCTCGTTACCTCTTTCCGGTCAGACGACCGACGAACAGTGGAATTAGGATCTGCACCCGTTGCACAGATACTCGCGTTGTGTGGCTCCCATTTCGTGACGATCTCTGCCGGCCCTTCGATGACCTGCCCTGATGTCGTTGTGTAGCTTTGGCCTTGTGGTACTAGCTGACGCTCCAAGATCACTGCATCGATTGAAAAGTCGGTCAGATGCCCCTCGTCAAATCGAGTGCGAACGATCTGCGATTCAGCATCGCTGGCAAAGTCAGGATCGCCGATAAGCTGATCGCCCTCGATGCTGATATTGCGAATCGAGCCAAAGACGTTGCGAACGGTTTTATCGTTGTGCGAATCGACGATTGGCAATTGCTTTTTTCCGTTGCGAAAAACAACGCCATCCATCAACAGGACTTGCTTGATCCATCCCCTCGACTGATCGTAGATTTCAATCGGTGTTTCGGTTGCAATCACCGCGCGACCATCTTTGACCGCTCCGAATTGACGCTGGATCGTTTCGAGGCTGGCAGGTCGCTTGCGATCGTTGAGTTCTTTGCGTCGCTTAATCAGGTCTTGCTTGTTCACGCTTGCACCTCTGGTAATTGAGTGTCAACCGTTCCATCTTTCGCATCATCGATGAGCACTTGCGCGTTTGCTTCGCTCATTCCGA